GCGAGATGAGAAGCGAACCTCCGCAATCAGTCGGTTGGCTAAACAGACCTAGTCTCAAACGTCCCCCTCCTAGAGGGCAATGTCGAAACTCACTGATAAAGGCCATAATGAGATGGAAAACTTCAACAAAAGTTTCTCAATTTATTTAAAATTGATACTGCCTTTGCGTAAGATTCCCACTGAACACCAAGAAGCTATGGCAAAATCAGCTTCAAGGTTCCATACTTTGTTCAATAGACTTGTCAAAACTCGAGGTCTTACCAACTCAATCAAGATGGTTAAGTCGATGAGACAGATCTTCCTTCAGTTTGTAAATGGGAGTCCAGTAACCCGATCAGAGATGTTTATATCTCTGAACAAGAGAGGACTTCCAAGTTTCTTAAGTCCAATAGAAAAGAGTTTAAAAAGTGAGTACAAAGTTGACGTTATGTCACTTGCACTAACCCTATTAACTCTTACTAAAGTCATTAAGCAAAAGGGAGAGCCTTCATATTCTTCAATTACTGATGAATATAAAGGTGATGATCCTATGTTCTTAGAATTTGAACTAAGAGACATACTCAGTCAGTTAAATCTAGAGAGAAAAGTACCGTTATGGCACACTTTTCATACGAGTGTAAAGAAAGGTCCAAACAAGAAACCTGCAATACATGATTGTGTCAACGAAGCTTACTCATTCTATAACTCAAGTATTTATGAGTCATGGACTAAGTTAGACATCGATGGAAAGTTAGTTAATTTCTTTGATAAAAGAATTCAACCAACTCGCCTAAAGACCAATCCAACTTTACTAAGAAGGTTAACACACTTCCCAGATAAAGAAGGAAAGATCCGAAACATCGGTATTGCTGATTATTGGACTCAAACATTGTTAAAAGTATATCATGAAGATGTAATGAAGGTACTTAAAACTTTTAAGGCCTACAGAACATTCGATCAAGATAACATTCAATACTTGTTAAATAAAGAGGTATTCTATTGTTACGACCTTACGGACGCAACAGATAGATTCCCCTTATGGGTCCAAAAGCTTGTAATGGAATATCTTTACAATCCTG